CCCAACTGCTTCTGGAAAGTCTCTGATGATATACTCGATTGTGAGATATCACGTTGAACGCGGACGAAATACTCTGATAGTTGTTCCAACGACATCTTTAGTAGAACAGATGTATAAAGACTTTGCAGATTATGGTTGGGATGTAGGTTCATTTTGCCACAAGATATACGCTGGTAGAGAAAGGGAAACTGATTCCCAAGTTATCATCACTACCTGGCAGTCCATCTATAAACTCCCCCGAAAATATTTTGAACGATTTAACGTAGTTGTTGGGGATGAGGCACACCAGTTCAAAAGTAAGTCACTTATATCTATAATGTCAAAACTTGCGGATGCAAAATATCGTTTTGGATTCACAGGAACACTTGACGGAACACAGACACACAAGTGGGTTCTTGAGGGATTATTTGGACCCTCCTACAAGATCATCAGGACAGAGGAACTGATGGCAAAAGGTCATGTTGCCAAACTGGATATCAATGTTCTTCTACTGAAACACCCAGCACATAAGTTTGAAAACTTTGAGGAAGAAGTTCAGTACATTATCAATCATGATCGTAGAAACAAATTCATCAGAAATCTTGCTTTAGATCTTAAGGGTAATACCCTTATCTTATTCTCAAGAGTTGAAGGTCATGGTCAACCATTATATGAACTGATAAATAATAATAGTGTAGAAACTCGTCATGTATTCTTTGTTCATGGTGGTGTAGCCACACAGGATAGAGAAAAAGTAAGAGAGATCACAGAGCAAGAAAACAACGCAATTATTGTTGCTTCATACGGGACATTCAGCACAGGAATTAACATTAAGAATCTCCACAATGTTATTTTTGCTTCTCCATCCAAATCTAGAATTCGGAATCTCCAGTCTATTGGACGTGTGCTTAGGAAAGGCAACAATAAGACAAAGGCAACTCTCTATGACATTGCTGACGACATTTCCTACAAATCCCGGAGAAACTACACACTTAATCATTTAATTGAAAGAATCAAAGTTTATAACGAAGAAAATTTTAATTATGACATTGTAAACATACCGTTAAAGAATTAATATGGAAGAAGAATTTTACTCAATTATAAAACTTACATCTGGTGAAGAAATATTATCTCTGGTTTCTGTTGATGAAAATGATGGAGACCCAGTAATTTTATTGCAAAATCCCATTACCATGAAAGTGCTTCATAGTCCTCATGGTATGCATCTTAAAGTTAAATCTTGGATAGAAATGTCATCGGATGATATCTTTATCATCAGACCTGAAAGGATTATTACAATGACTGAAACTAAAGATCAAAAATTAATTGATATTTACAATAGTTATATTGAAGATGAAGATGATATGGATATATACACACCTAGAAGAAACTCTACCAATGAACCCTCAGGTGAAACTAAACCTTGTAGAAAAATGGGATACTTATCTTCAGTAGAAGAAGCAAGAAAAACTCTAGAGAATATCTTTAAACTTACAGATACTAAAGAAAGCTAAGCCCTTCTCTTTAACCTTCACAAAGGCACTCTACTCAACATTTCTTATATTGTCAAGCTTTAAAAGTGTGGTATAATAAACATAACTTATAATATAAAGAGTAATGACTCATGCCAAAGAAGAAATCAGAACATTATGTAAATAATAAAGAATTGTTGGAAGCAATGATTGTCTATCGTACTAAGGTAGAAAAATCATACATGAAGGCTTTCAATAAAGACCTCACTGAGTTTCCGAAGCAGGAAAGAGGTAAGAGATGGGAAGGTAAACCACCCATTCCAAATTACCTTGGAGAGTGTTTCTTGAAGATTGCTACCCACCTCTCATACAAACCAAACTTTGTTAATTACATGTTCCGAGAGGACATGATTTCCGATGGTATTGAAAATTGCGTACAATACATTCATAACTTTGATCCAGAGAGGTCTAAGAACCCTTTTGCATACTTTACTCAAATTATCCACTATGCCTTCCTGAGACGCATTCAGAAGGAGAAGAAGCAACTGGAAATCAAGACCAAGATTATTGAGAAGACTGGATTTGATGAAGTAATGATGGTTGACGATAGCTTGCTTTCTGGGCATAGTTCGGAGTATAATAGCATCAAAGATGCGATCCAATACAAGAATAGATGAAGATTGCGATTATTACAGATACTCATTACGGGGCGCGGAAAGGCTCCAAGTATCTCCATGACTATTTTGAGAAGTTCTATGACGATGTATTCTTCCCCACCCTAGAGGCAGAAGGAATTGATACTGTCATTCACATGGGTGATGTTTTTGATAGTAGAAAATCTATTGACTATCAGAGTCTGGAGTGGGCAAAGAGAGTTGTATTTGAGAGACTCAAGAAGTATAAGGTTCATGCAATCATTGGCAATCATGATTGTTACTACAAGAATACTAATGATGTAAACTCACCAGCACTCTTACTTCAGACTTACAAGAACATCAAAACCTATAGTGAAATTTCTGAGATTACTGTAGATAAACTAAAAGTATTGCTTGTTCCTTGGATCAACTCTGAAAACTTTGAGGAAAGTGTTAAGTTTATCAAAGGTTCTGATAGTAAATGTGTAATGGGTCACCTTGAACTCAATGGATTCAGAGCACACCGTGGGCACATCATGGAAGATGGTATGTCCTGCGATATGTTTGATAAGTTTGAAAAGGTATTTTCTGGACACTATCATACACGAAGTGACAATGGAAAAATCTTTTATCTGGGTAATCCTTATGAGATGTTCTGGAACGATGTAAATGATACCAGAGGATTTCATATCTTTGATACGGATACCCTCACTCATACCCCAGTTAATAATCCTTATAAATTATTTTATAACATCTATTATGAGGATACCAATTATAAACTCTTCAATGTAAGTGAATATGAGGATAAAATCGTAAAGGTTATTGTTCGTAAAAAATCAAAACCTAAGGACTTTGAGAAGTTTATTGATAAACTTTATTCAGTCGGAGTTCAAGATCTTAAGATTATTGAAAACTTTGATATTCAAGAATCGGAAGAGTTTGATGTTGATGAAGAAGAGAATACACTTTCAATTCTAAATCGTTACATCGACGAATCTGAATTTGAACTTGATAAGAATGTAATCAAAGGTATCTTCCAAGATTTATACAGACAAGTTTGCGAAGTTGAGTAAATGTATCTTCTAAGCCTCCAAGACAATAGAGATGACGGTGCCTATGCCGTTCAGGATATGGAAGGTAATAAGGTATTATTTTTATTTGAGGAAGAGGATGATGCGGAAAGATATGCTATGATGCTAAAAGATCAAGAAGATGCTAATATGGATATAGTAGAAGTAGATGATGAACTTGCCATAAAAACTTGTAAGCACTACTCTTACAAGTATGCAATTATTACACCTGATGACATTGTGATTCCCCCTAAGCATGATAACTTTCAAAAAGATTAAATATAAAAATTTTCTTTCATCCGGCAATCAATTTACTGAGATTGATTTCCAAAAGCATCATACTAATTTGATTGTAGGCACTAATGGTGCTGGTAAATCAACCATGCTTGATGCACTGACATTTGTGTTATTCAATAAACCATTTCGTAAAATCAATAAACCTCAACTGGTGAATGCTACGAATGAAAGAGATTGTGTAGTTGAGATTGAGTTTTCTATCAATAGCAGAGATTATTTGGTGCGTCGGGGAATCAAACCAAATGTATTTGATATTGAGGTGAACGGTAATCCTCTTCATAAGGAAGCAGATGACCGTGCCAATCAACGTATCTTGGAAGAGAGTATTCTCAAAGTAAATTACAAATCATTTACTCAAATTGTAATCTTGGGTAGTAGCACCTTTGTGCCTTTTATGCAACTGACGACTGCCAATCGTCGTGAAGTCATCGAAGACCTGTTGGACATTCGTATCTTCTCTGCTATGAATGCACTTATTAAAGATAACATTCGTACCAAGAAAGATCAAATCAAATCTTTGGATCTTAAGAAAGAAACTCTTAAGGATAAGATGAAGATGCAGCAAGAGTTTATTGAGGAACTAGAGAATCTCAGTAATGCGAATATTGATTCCAACAATGAAAAAATTACTAAGTTGGATGAGGAAGTCAGTAAGTATATGGAAGATAATGAAAGTCTAGAAGTAGATATTTCCAAGTATACAAAGGATCAAGAAGCAGTTATTGGTGCTACGGACAAGTTATTAAAACTAAACAATCTTCGTGGAAAAATCTCTCAAAAGGTAGGCACAATTACCAAAGAACATAAGTTTTTCACAGAAAATACGGTCTGCCCTACCTGTCAGCAGGATATAGAAGAAGAGTTTCGTGTAAATAGAATTAGTGACGCTCAAAATAAAGCAAAGGAGCTCAAGAAGGGTTACGAAGACCTGGAAGAGACTATAAAATTAGAACAACAACGAGAGCGTCAATTTAATATTCTTTCCAAGGAGATTACGAAACTAACGCATGGCATTTCTCAAAACAATACTCGGATTAGTCTCAATCAACGACAGATCAGAGATCTTGAACATGAAATTCAAACTATTACCAGTAACCTACAGAACAGAAATACTGAACATGAGAAATTAGAACAGTTTAAAGACAATCTCCAAAATACAATTGAATACCTATCAGACAAAAAACAAGAAATCGTTCATTACGATTTTGCCTATTCCTTACTCAAGGACGATGGCGTAAAAACAAAAATCATTAAGAAGTATCTTCCATTTATTAATCAACAGGTTAATCGTTACCTTCAGATGATGGACTTCTACATCAACTTTAAACTTGATGAGGAGTTCGGTGAAACGATTGAATCACCTATCCATGAAAACTTTTCTTATAGTTCTTTCAGTGAGGGTGAAAAAATGCGTGTTGACCTTGCACTACTCTTCACCTGGAGAGAGGTCGCAAGACTTAAGAATTCTGTGAATACTAATCTGTTGATTATGGATGAGGTGTTTGATTCTTCACTAGATGGTTTTGGAACGGAAGAGTTCTTAAAGATTATTCGTTATGTCATTAAGGATGCTAATATCTTCGTTATTTCACATAAGTCTGACTTACATGACAAATTTGAAACTGTCATAAGGTTTGATAAGGTAAAAGGTTTTTCACGTATGGTGTCCTGATACACCAAAGAACAATGCAAGTCCCAAACTGGAAGCACCACTCTAAGAAAGAACAGAAACGAAAACTGAAACCTCAGGCAATGCGTTCCCGAAAGGAGGCACTGAGACACTTCAAGAACTGCCATATGACCCTGCCCAAAAAGCAGGGTTCTTTTGTATACTACGTTCATACGAATCAAACCAATGACCGTCAGGCACGAAATCAAATCTCAACTTGCCAAACTTCTTGCCACTGAAGACCTTGTGGTAGAGAACAAAAATGTTGAGACCGCATGTTTCAATGTTCATACTCGTGTGCTGACACTGCCGAACTGGGATAAAGCAGGTAATGAGATATATGATATGTTGGTGGCACATGAAGTGGGACATGCACTTTATACACCAGATCGTGATTGGTTAAAAGAATATAAGATACCTCCACAGTTTGTGAATGTGGTGGAGGATGTTCGTATTGAGAAAATGATGAAGCGTCGTTATGGTGGTATCTCCAAGACCTTCTATAAAGGATATAATGTTCTTGCCGATGAGGACTTCTTTGGTGTTGAGTGTGAAGATGTAAGTAAGATGAATCTTGCTGACCGTGTAAATCTTCACTTTAAGATTGGAAACTTTGTTGATATCCCTTTTGGTGAGTATATAGAGATGCCTATCGTTCGCATGATCGAAGGTTGTGAGGATTTTGATGATGTTCTGATTGCGGCACAGGCACTCTATAAGTATTGTGAGCAGCAGATGAATACAGAAACCAAGACTGATATGGATTCATTGGAATCGCAAAGTTCTAGTTCATCAGAAGAACATGGTGATGACTTGATGCAGCAACAGCAACCTGGTGAAACTGATGATGGTGAAATGCAGGATAGTGAGGAGGTCTCCAATCAAGTTGAAGAACAAGAGGGTGAGAATACTACTCAGGCAGGAGAAACAAATCAAGAACCTGAAGTGAATACGATGGATGCACTCAATGATGCCATCAAGGAACTTACATCTAATGGTGGTGTTGAGAATGTGTATATTGAACTTCCTAAATTAAATCTTGATGATATTATTGTTCCTAACAAAAGAATTCATAAAGAGTGTGATGAACATTGGGGAGATCCCTATGACCCTAGTATCTTCCATTTTGTTGATTCAGAATTCTTAAAGTTCAAAAAGTCAGCACAGAAGGAGGTGAATTATCTTGTCAAAGAATTTGAATGTAGAAAATCTGCTAGTAGTTATGCTCGTGCTACTGTTAGTCGGACTGGAGTTTTGGACTGCTCTAAACTCCACACCTACAAATACAACGAAGACCTATTCAAAAAGGTAACCACACTTGCCGATGGTAAGAATCATGGACTGGTTTTTGTTCTTGACTGGTCTGGTTCAATGGGTCATGTGATGCTTGATACGATGAAGCAACTCTTCAATCTTGTGTGGTTCTGTAAGAAAGTTGGTATTCCTTTTGAGGTTTATGCCTTCACCAATGAGTATCCTCTCATCAATCAGAATTCTGGTATTAGAGAACTTTCCTATCAAAAGAAAGAAGGTCTGATGCATGTTGGTGAATATTTTTCACTCATGAATATCCTGACACACAATGTCAGTGGTAAGGTTCTGGAGCAGCAGATGAAGAATATCTTCCGACTTGGATATTACTTCAGTCGTTATGCAATGTATCCTATTCCCATCGGAATGGGACTTTCAGGAACTCCTCTTAATGAAGCAATGGTTAGTCTTCATCAAATCATTCCTCAATTTAAGAAGACTAATGGTGTTGAGAAAGTTCAGTGTGTTGTGCTGACTGACGGTGAGGGATATTGCCCCAAGTACCATCGTGAAATTCAACGTCACTGGGAGCACGAACCTTTCATTGGTCTCGGTAGTATTGGATATAACTGCTTCTTGCGTGACCGTAAGACCGGAAATACTTATACTCTCAATGGAGATTGGGGTAGGATAACAGATACTCTTCTTACAAACTTGAGAGATAAATTTACTGATACCAACTTCATCGGTATTCGTGTTCTTGAAGGTCGTGATGCAAATCCATTTATTCGTCGTTATCATGACGAATATTCAAAAATGGAAAAACTGCAGATTGAATGGAAGAAGCAAAGGTCATTCTCCATCAAAAATTCTGGTTATCATTCTTATATTGCACTTTCTGCAACTGCTCTCGGCAATGAATCTGAATTTGAAGTTGGAGAATCTGCTTCTAAAACTCAAATCAAGAAATCATTCATGAAGAGTCTGAAAAACAAGAAGATGAACAAGAAGATTTTGAACGAGTTTATTGAACTTGTTGCTTGATAAATATTTTTACATACGGAGGTTTTAAAAATGTCAATGTTCGGTAGGATGATTGGAAAAACACAACCATCAACACCACCAGATCCTGTAGAAGTAGAACCTACTCCTGTAGAAGAAGTTGTGTCTGATGATGTTGAAGTTGCTTTGGAGGCAGATCTTTCTATTAAAGATATGAATAGGGATGAACTTGAAGCCTATGGTAGAACTGTAGGTATTGAGTTGGATAGAAGGCACTCTAGAAAGAAATTGGTTAGAGAATTGGAAGATTATCTAGAAGTGTCCGATTCTTGAACTGTCTACCGAGAGGTCGCAAGACCTCTTTTTTCTTGTATAATAACTTCAGTTAAACAAAACAACTAATGGGTCTCTCCAAAGAAGGCATTGTCAACTCTCTCCAAGATACATATGGAGAGTCTGTCACTTCTGCCGAGATCAAAGCATGGTGTGCAATGAATGATTGCAACTATCAAACGATCACTAAAAAGTTGACTGAGTTCAAGTCTGGTCGTGGTAAGTGGAACCTGACTATTCAAGAAAAACTTGAGCAAACCTATCAGGCACCTCCTGCTATGCCTGCTGCAGCACAAAACCTTATTCCTCTAAAAGATGATACCTTCGTCAAGTTTGGCAATTTCGGTGATATTAAAAAAATTATTCAATCCCGTCTATTCTATCCAACGTTCATTACTGGACTCTCCGGTAATGGTAAAACTTTCTCAGTTGAACAAGCGTGTGCTCAACTGGGTAGAGAACTTATCCGTGTAAACATTA